GAGGTAGTATTAATAATACTGTTAATGGATATTTTATTCTTCCATCAGATGGAATTTCATATTCATTTGATTGCTACGAAAATCCACTTCCCGGTGGATGGGCAGTATTAAACCCAGGTACAGGTGTAGTAGCTACAATATCTACAGATGTTATTAATTATATTCACACAACATCTTCTGGGTATATTGCTTTTGCAAATGATTCTCTTAAAATAAGTGGAAGTTCTATAGGATCTTATAATACTTATAATGGTTTAAGTTCACCTCAATATACAATAGGTCAAATATCAAATCCTTGGGGAACTTATATAACAGCTCAACTATTTTCAGATACTATTCCAACCCTTGATATATGGTCATCTATTGATAGTATAGAAATTTTAACTAATATTTCTTACGATAATTCTACTGGTGATGTAGCTCTTACAGGAGGAAGTAATATGGAATATTATACCCCTGGAAATCCTAATACATATGGTAGTTACATAGCAACGTATTTTGATCCATCAGTATCTTCTTCATTTGCTGATTTTATAACAAATGTAGTACTCCCCTGGCATAACAACCACCCAGGAACAGCAGGGATATCAACTAATTTTTCTTACAATATGGCCACATCTATACAATGGCTATACAGTACAACATCTGCAACCCCAGGAACATTTATCTCTTCTTCACAAAGCCCATATGCCTCAGATAATGTAGGAGACCCAGGAACATTAAAAATAACAATTCCAAATATTCCAACAAACTCAGTGTATGCTAGTTTAAAAATGTTAGGAAGAAATTATGTAGGTCAATATGTTCACCCATATGATGGGCCGTTAGATGCTTATTTTAATTCAGCTTTTGGGCCTGTTTTATCTTTAAATGTATTTGATAATTTATTTAATTCTGTAAATGTCCCTAACGCTAAATTCCAAGCATTTTATAACGTATCACTTTAATCTAAAAAACTATGTCATTTATTTCTTTATATAACTCAAGATTAACCCAAACCTCAAATAGCATTGTTCCTGATACAGGATCAGATTCATTAAATACTATAACAGGAACTTGGACAAGAGCAGCTACAGGATCATTTTATTTCCTTTCATCGGGTTCATTTACTGGAATCTCAGGAAGCTATACAGGAAGTATAGGACTTTCTTTATATTATGTTCCAACTAATGCTAATGATACAGGAAGTATATCATTTTCTATATTAAATGATAGTACTGCAAGTTTGAAAACTACCTTTTATCCAAATTCCATTACACTATCTGATTCTGTTATTCAAGGAACATGTTCTATTGATATAGGAATTAATTACGAAGGATAAACAATAAAAAATAAAATAAACTATGAGCACATTAAGAGTTAACAACATTGAACCTACATCAGGGGAAAATATCGTATTAACAGGAAATATAACATTTATTACCCCTGCTGGGAAAGAAATAGAATTTAATGATTCCGATACAAATTTTAGTGGTTCTGTAACTATTACAGGATCTTTAAATACTGATAAAGGAGACGTTTTAATTAATAAAGGAAATCTTATCATAAAATCTGGATCTATAGTTATTGGTTCAGGAAGCTTAAACACTGGGTATACCTCAGGATCAACTTCTTCTTCATATTGGGAAATTACAAGCTCAGTAACTATTTCTGGTTCAGATGGAGGAACACTTGATATAATAGGAGATTCAAATTTTCAAGGTGATATGATTATTAGTGGATGTTTAGATATTTTCTGCTATACTGATGAAACAAACCCTGTGTTTTGGGCGGTTGATGGTAGAACTACTCCTGATGTTTCGGGGCTTGAAGTAGTTTCTATAAATTATAGTACTTATGGAGATTTAACTGCTGGTATCGCTGTTGCAGCGGCCGCTTCAAATAACATATGTTATATCTATGATCCGTCTGTAGGAACATATGCTCCATATGCATACGCTGGAACCGATTTTGATGGAGTTGTTACATACATATCATCCTCAGGTCCAAGCATTCCTACAGGAACAATAGTTCAAATCGGATTCCCATTCCCAATCCCCGGAGCTACACCAATTTATCCAATCGGAACTGGATCATTAACCCCAGTTGCTTCTTTTTGTTGTGATGGAACTACATTATATGGTGATGTAACAATTTCAGGTGGGTTAGATGTATATGGTCCTACAAATTTACATGATGGATTAATTGTAACAGGATGTATTGAAATGTATTGTCCTGGAGATGTAGAAACAGCATGGTATGGATATGCAGGAAATACTAGATTTTCAAAATCATCGGCATCTGTGTTTCTTAATTATGCACATTTAAATCAATCATATGGTGATGTACGAACATATATTTCCCAATCAGCAGCCGCTAATCAAGGAACACTACAATTATATAATACCGTTACTGGAACAACTCAAACAGTACCATACATAACATCATCATGGACAGGGCAATTAACACTTGTTGAATATGTTACCCCAACCCTTACTAATTTTAGCCCATTACCAGGTCCAATAATTCACATTGGAAATCAAATCCCTGACTTACAGCCATTTGGAGCTGATACATTAATGGGGTCTGGATCTAACACCCCAGTTCAAACAGCAACGTTTTGTTGTGATGGAAATGTATTATATGGTGATTCAACATTTACAGGATCAGTAACAGTAACAGGCTCAACTACAACAACAGGATCAGTTACAATAACTGGCTCAACATCAACATCCGGTCCAGTTACAATAACAGGACCACTATCAGTTACAGGTTCAATACTTTACACTGGATCTTTTGATGGAAAAGGTGATAGTAAAATTTCAGGATCACTAATAATCACAGGATCATTAATTGTATCCGGAGGAAATACATTACATAATATTGGGGCAATGACAACAGGTTTATCCTGTTTTGTTTCTACTGGAAGTAATGCTATGGCACAAGGTTTTTTTACAACAGCATCAGGAAGTTATTCCCACGCAGAAGGTAGAAGTACAACATCACTCGGAAGCTATTCACACGCAGAAGGTAGAGGTACAACATCACTCGGAAGCTATTCACACGCAGAAGGCGATGGCACAATTACAATTGGAACCATTTCACACACAGAAGGTTATTATACTATAGCATCAGGATCTTATTCACACGCAGAAGGTGAAAGTACAACATCAACTGGATTTGCTTCACATGCTGAAGGTAGTGGATCTGTATCTTTTGGGATAGGTTCACACGCAGAAGGATTAGCTACATCATCCTCAGGAAGTTATTCACACGCAGAAGGTAATAGTACAATTTCATCCGGTTCATATTCTCATGCTGAAGGAGCGGCCTCAATCTCACGTGGAGACAATTCACACGCTGAAGGATCCACTACAGTAGCAATAGGTTTTGCTTCACATACTGAAGGTTATAACACAGTAACATCAGGAGCTTATTCACACGCAGAAGGTAATAGTACAACGGCAAAAGGAGAGTATTCACATGCTGAAGGATCTTTTACAATATCCTTAGGTAATTATTCACATGCTGAAGGTAGAGAAACAATTGCATCCGGTTCATATCAACATGTTCAAGGTCAATATAATACACATGGAGATACTACTTCACTAATGATTGTTGGAAATGGAACATCTGGTGTTGCTCGTAAAGATGCATTTAAAGTTACAATGTCTGGTTCAATTGTATTACCAACCACTCAATCCATTGCTCCTGCTTGGTCAGGTTCCGATGGAGAAATTATTCCTGCAACTGTAGGAGGTCAATATCGTCTTTATATGTGGATGAATGGAGCTTGGAGATCATCTTCATTTGCATAAATCCTAAAATATAATTTAAAATGGGCCTCTAAATGAGGCCCTTTTTTTTCATATTTATAATAAACTGTTAATATGAATATCCCAATTTGGCCCGGCTCAAGTTCATTTCAACCAGGAGATACTCCTTTTGGATTCTATGACTATGATTATCAATTTCAAAATGATGCTAACAAATTTGCAAAATTTTCAGCACAACGTTTAGGTTATCCTTTAGTAGAAGTTGAATTACAAGATATTAACTTTTTTACAGCACTTGAAGAAGCAGTAACTACATATGGAAATGAATTATATGCTTATCAAGTAGCAGAAAATTTACTTTCCTTTCAAGGATCCACAACACAAATTACTCCACCCAATAATGAAGTAATTCAAGAAAATCTAGCTGCAGTAATTCGTCTATCCCAACAATATGGTGTAGAAGCTGGAGTTGGAGGAAATGTATCTTGGCGTACAGGATCTCTGATGCTTCTCCCAAACATACAAAATTATGATATGAATGCTTGGGCACAAGATAATGAAATCCCAAATGGTGGAATGGAAATTAAACGTATATTTTATGAGGCAACTCCTGCAATTACAAGATATTTTGATCCATATGCGGGTACTGGTACTGGCATGATGCAAATGTTAGATTCATTTGGTTGGGGATCTTATTCCCCCGCAATTAACTTTATGTTAATGCCTATCAGTTATGATATGCAAAAAATTCAAGCAATTGAATTAAATGATCAAATTAGAAAATCCCAATATACCTTTGAATTAGTCAATAATATGTTGAGAATTTTTCCTATACCAAAATCAGGACCCCAACTCCTTAAATTTGAATATATCCTTCTTTCAGATCGTAATAAAATGTATGTTGAAAGAAATGGACAAGAACTTATCACCAATGCATCTAATGTTCCCTATGAAAATCCAACTTATTTAAAAATTAATTCAATTGGTCGTCAATGGATATTTGAATATGGTTTGTCAATAGTAAAAGAAATTTTAGGATATGTTAGAGGAAAATATTCCACCATTCCAATACCTGGATCAGAAATAACGTTAAATCAAAGCGACCTAATTTCAGCCGCAACATCCGAAAAAACGGCATTAATTGAACGTTTACGAACATATTTTGAATCTACTTCACGCAAAACTTTACTTGAAAACAAATCACTTGAAGCAGATTTTCAAAATAAAACGATTGCACAAGTACCAATGACAATTTTTATAGGATAATATGGCTCTTTTTGGAACCCAACGTGACGTATCATTAATAAGACACCTTAACCGCGAGTTATTACATGATATTATTTCTCAAGAATGTATATTTTATCAATTAAAAGTAACAGAAACTAAAATAAATATATATGGTGAAGCTGCAGGTGCTAAGTACTATGAAGAACCTGTTATTTTAAATATGTTACTTGATTTAGGAGATATATCAGCCCCAACTGGAGACATGGGTGTAGATTATGATTTACCAATTACATTTAAGTTTTTTAGAGATGATTTAATAGATGCTAATATTTTACCTAAAATTGGAGATATAATAATGTGGTATGAAGGATATTGGGAACTAAATAATGTAGCAGATAATCAACTATTTGTAGGCAAAGACCCAGATTATCCTTACAATATAAACCCACTAAATCCTGGATTAGAAAATTTTGGTACTGATATATCTATTACGTGTACATGTCATTATGTTCCTTCAGATCGTGTAGGGATAACTAAAGAAAGAATATAGATATGCCATCAACTAGAAAACCAAATCCAAAATCCCAATTACAGATCTCTAATGATCAGGTGGATCCTTATGTTTTTCCAGAAATAAGTGGTTCTTATGGTAATCCAAATATCCCTTCAGAATTTAATCAATTTACAGATAAAAAACAAAGTGGAATTGATTTTAATCGTTCTGAACAGATGTCATTTAAAGATGATACAACAAAACAATTTACTGTAGGATTACAAGACATTGATGAATCTATAATGTATTATTTCCAAAATGTTATTCGTCCCTCTGTTTATCAAAATGGTGTACGAATCCCAGTTCCTATTATATATGGTGCCCCTGAACGTTGGAAATCAGTTCAAAAAGATGGTTACTATAAAGATAAAAATGGTGCTATTATGGCTCCCTTAATTATGTTTAAAAGGGATACAATTGATAAAAATCGTTCTTTAACAAATAAATTAGATGCTAATTCCCCACATTTATATTCATCTTTGATGAAAACATATAATGGAAAAAATGCATATTCTAATTTTAATGTGTTAACAAACCATAAACCCGTAGAACAATTCGTAGTTAATGTAGTTCCAGATTATGTAACTTTAACATATACTTGTGCTATTCAAACATATTATGTTGAACAAATGAACAAAATTATAGAAGCTATAAACTATGCTTCTGATTCATATTGGGGTGACCCAGAAAGATTTAAATTTAAAGCATCTATTGATTCATACTCTACCACAGTAGAGATTACAGATAGTACAAATAGAGTTATAAAGGGGACATTTACTATTAAATTATTTGGATATATAATCCCAAATACAATTCAAAAAGAACTTACATCTATTAAAAAATACAATAGTAAAGCTCAGGTTATTATTGGTATTGAAACAGTTAATAATATAAATAACATATAATGGCAACAAAAGCAAAAACACAATCAACAATTTCATTTAACAGAAAACCTAAAAAAAGAAGACCCGGTGTTCATGCCAAGTCTAAATCTAGTAAATGTAAAAACAGTAAAAATTACAAAAAACCATATGTTTTGCAAGGAACATAACATATTTATAATAAAAATAAATTTATGTCAATAGTTTCAGAAAAAAAGTTTTTAACAGAAGAAGAAAAAAGTACGTTAAAAGAAATCCAACAAAAAACTCAATATTTAATATTAGAATTAGGTGAAATTGAATTAATTAAAATTCAAATTGAAAATCGCCATGAAGATGCCAAAGCATTTTTAAACAATCTTTCAATAAAAGAAGAAGAATTCAACCAAAAAATATTTGAGACATATGGTAAATCTAGTGTTAACCCAGAAACAGGCGAGATTACTAAATTAGATTAATTTAGTTTAAAATACGCCATATTTATAATAAAATAATTCATTGCAATGGCAGAAACAATTGTATCACCTGGTGTATTAGCTATAGAAAATGACCAATCATTTATAACTCAAGCCCCTGTACAAGCGGGTGCCGCTATTATAGGTCCAACTGTTAAAGGTAAAGTAGGTATCCCTACATTATGTACAACTTATAGTCAATACCAAAACAAATATGGCTCTACTTTTTTAAGTGGAAGTCAAACATATTCCTATTTAACCTCTATTTCAGCATATAACTATTTTAATAATGGAGGAACTTCATTATTAGTAACTCGTGTTGTAAGTGGAAGTACAATTACAGCTTGGACCCCAGCTACATCTTCTCTTATTCCTACTTCCAATGCTGCAACATCAGCATCGGTTTCTATTAATTTAACTTATATTTCTGCTAGTGTAGCATCAGTAGGCTCAAGTTCATTAAATATAAATGGTATTACTTTATATTTTACTGGTTCAACAGTTACTAATACTTCTAATATAATTTACATAAATACAGGTTCATTTGCTTCTTCAACGGTTGCGAGTTATGTTGTTACTTCTTCCGCAGTATTAACAGTTAGTAGTTCTATATCACCTTATAATTCATCTTTACAATTTATAAGTTCAAGTATAAATTCCCCTAATTTAGTATTAACATCAACTAATCCTAATGGATTAGCAGGTAATTCATATTATTATATTTCTGGAAGTACTACAGTATATTTTTCTGGTGGTACTAATACTGAATTGTTTATTTTAGAGACTTTATCTGAAGGAGAAATAATGAATAGTGTTGGCCCTACTGGGTCAAATGGAACTTTATTAAGTGGATCAGCAAATAATTTTAGATGGCAAATAGTTTCTCCTGATACTAATTCAGGAACATTTACCTTGTTAATCAGACAAGGAAATGACACAACGTTATCACCTTCTATTTTAGAAACATGGGGCCCATTATCATTAGATCCATTCGCATCAAACTATATTGAAAATGTTATTGGAAATCAAATAGAAAATATAGCAGTTGATAATGGTGAATATTATACTCAATTAACAGGAAGTTATACTAATAAATCATCATACGTTCGTGTTAAACAAGTAAACCAAACAACACCCAATTATTTTGATAAT